AAGAATTTTGTGCGGATTGTTGTGTATTAGAATTTGTTGACACGTTTGCATTATTACCTTGGGTAGTTGTCGCATTGGTTCCCTTATCATCATCTTTCCTTTGAGTAACAGCGGTTATCAATTTACCAACCAAATTTTGATTAATACTTTGTAATAAGTTTTCTGTGTATGGATACGACAACACACTTTGTCTAACACCCGTAAATTTGGTTTCAAACTGACCAGGTGTAATAGTGTGCGTAACATCAGTAATTAAGTAAGAACCATTAAACATCGGTACGTGTCTAAGGTTGAAATACATTGTTGGTTGAATCATCGCATTACCTAAACCAACCACATCACATTGATATGACCTGTTCTGATAAATGTTATACAACGAGTTGTTTTGTGTTGCGGTATCTCTACCAGATGCTGCGTTGGCCATATTATTTATGGTCCACACAGATTCAGCGGTCGCCTTACCGTTATCTTGTGACACTGAAAAAGAATAAAATATATTTTGGTTTCTAACCCCAATGTCTACCGTAAATCCAACACATCTATTAGATAACGCCCAATCTGTTTTATTTGTTTGGTTTTCAACATTTGGGTTACCAACAGGATTTCTTAAGTCAAAAGTGTCGGTTCTAAATAAATAATTGTTAACACTCTTATCTGTAGTATCAATATACGATGATGGTCTATTGGCATAGAAACAAACTAATTTTGGTCCTGACCTTCTGTAGTCAACAGTTAGGTAAGTTCCCCACATTTCATTAGCAAAATCAATCGTGCTTGGTATATTAGGTACCGCGTTTAAAGTAGGTTCTTGTACATTATAAAAGTTAACATACGCAGGCATTGGCATTATCGTAAAGTGATTATCGGTCAAAATACCTGCTAAAAATACAAACACACCCATATTAAGGTTGATTGTGTCTTCACTGATAATTTGTTTTAACTTGAAAATATCCACAACAACCTTATCTCCAATATTTCTTGACGCTCTGTCAAGGAACAACATATCTTCAAATAAGGTGTATCGTTTGTAATCAGTACCCGCAATCCACTTATCATTCAATGCTTTGAATGCTTCATATAAATCTACTTTAGCTTGTTTTGAATCAAACTTACTCTGTATTGTTTTTTCAGGTAATTCACTAATTTCGGGTAATCCCTTTCTTACATTTATTAGTGTGTTATCTAAACCAACGTTTTTAAATGCGTTATATGTGTTCAAATATCCTTGGAGTTGACCTGTAAATTCAGTGATAGTTAAATTTGGATTTTCAAGTCTTTGGGTGGCATACATTCTAATAACTTGTGATAACTCTGTAATATTTGCAGACGTAAAGTTAATATTAGACTGAACAAAAAAGTCGGTTATGTAAGAACCATTATTATCGTAAATAAGTTCAGGTATTGTTGAAAACCCAACTTCAAGTTGTAGTGTTCTCCACGCGTCAGGGTTTGACGCTATAGAGTTCTGCAAACTAACCGTACCACCATTGGTTGGCAAATTGTTCTGATATGGTCCAAATTGTAACGGATTGATTACTTGAGATGTATTAGTAATATATCCGATATATGAGTCCACCGCTCTTCTGTTGTAACGAGTCGGGTTACCCATTCTCAATACAACGTCATATTCCATAATGTTTTGGATTTGAGCAATCGAATTACTGAATTGACTCTGTATTATTGTTTCAAATAAATCTTCAGATGTGGCGCTACTTAATGGTATTTGAACACTCATCAATGAACGCATCATCTTTTGGAAGTTTCTGTATGTTGTTTCCAAATCAGAAAACTGTTCAAATCCACCACCTACTGAAAGTGACGCACCAGGGTCAATTACATTAGAATTTTCCTCATTGATATTAAAATTTGTTAACGCTTTACTGAAGTTTAAAAATTCATTTTCTAATATGTCCAATATTTGTTTGTCAAATACTGAGAACACATCATCAATTTTTGAATATTCATTCGTCTGAATCAACTCAAATGGGACATTACCAAATAGATTGTTTTCATCAAACATATAACTTCCTGTACCAGGTCGATATATTGTTTGGTTATCGTAATAACCGTAATTTGGTAAACTCCAAAATGCTCTAACCGAACCGTTAAATAACGCTTCATTATTATACAACTCTTGTGTTAATAATCCTGTAGTACTAAAACAAGCGTTGTTCACTTGGTTCATTTGTGACCCAAACGATGGTATTACATAATATTGATATGTTGGAGTTGTTGGTGGTTCATCACAAACAACTGTATTTGGAACTGATGGTGTAATACTATCAGGTAATAAAACACTATATGTTTTAATATCAATAACCCTTGTTTGTAAATCCTTGGTTGTATTTTTATTAATATTTGATTCTGAAAGGTTTTGAATCTTTAAACCATTTTTAATGGACTCATTAATTTCACCATCAGTATATGCAGTATACAAGTCTTGAGAGTTGTAAAAGTAATTGAACTCATTAATCAATTTAGGGTAGAACCCTACCTGCATTGTGGTGTATTTAACATTATTGTCAACCGTTTCTGTTTGTAATGTTATTTTACCAACACCATTTAATGTATAAGTCTTGGCGGTGTTTTGATTAATAGGGTCGTAGTTTTGTTTGTAATCAAAATTACCCCAACATCCACCTAAAATATCCTGATTGGTTTGTACTTGTGTTTTATATCTATGCCAAATCGCACCATATTTTAATACCCAAACATATGGAACCTTGTGTAACGCACCAAACTTTTTGAAACTTGCAAAAATATAATCTAAAGGTGTTGTCACACCAGCAAGATTTGTTTTATATCTGTCCTTAAATGTTGCGAGTGGTAGTGAGTTTAAGAATAAAAACGCTGCCGCGACATAAGGATATTGTTCTTTATTCTTTTCTTTAGCAACACCCTCCAATATTGCGTTAACAAAATAAGGTGTGTTCAACATAGAGGTTGTTGTTCTTACGGGTAAACCTGTTGTTGGGTAATCAACATAACCTTCTGTCGGTAACAAAGTTGCTGGTTGTCTTGTTATGTAAAACGTATTAACATTTGTTGTTAGTGCCGGTATTGCAGTGTTTAGATAGTTAAAGTTTGTTACAGGTCTGTTTGTATTATAATCATCAATACCCGTAAAATTTGAAATTATATTTTTTGGTTCGTAAACTTTATATGTGTTTGATGTGTTGTTTGCAACGTCAACCGAACCACCTAAAATATACTGACTTAAATTTTTAATGTTCCAATCCTGATTTGTAAACGGGAAAGTATCTACAATTTGTATTGGGTTTGTGCTAGTACTCTTTAAGAATTGTTGTAATTGTGGCGTTTGTGGTAATGAAACAAAAGAGTTTGAAACAGTATTTGACAAGTATTTTGTACTAAGAATTGAAAACGGGTTCTGAGTATAATTCTTAAGATATGGTGTAATATAAATGTCTTGTATAAATTCACCCCAAAATAAACCAGTTCCTTGGTTTGAAAACGCTTCTAATGTTTGGGTAAAATTATTAGCAGTAAAAGGATATTCTTTTAACTTTTGAGTTAAGTATGGATTACTCAATCCTAAAGATTCTATAATGTTAGTACCTTCCGTAATACCAATAATGTCACCAACAAAAGTTTTAGACGTATTGTCATTTGTAACTCTACCAAATCCTGTATAAAATTGGTATATTAATTGTCTCTCATATATTTCATAAAAATATTTTAACTCTTCTTTATTAAGATAAGCTAACCCAATATTAGGGAATTCTAAAGCATTTAGATTTAATCTTTTTACTGTTGCAGCATCATTGTCTGCGGGAGGTTGTGAAATTGGTGGGTCATTTCTTTGCGCAGTACCTTTTAAATATTCTTCAACAAATTCGACCTCAGGCCATTTGTCGTAAAGATACCCTTTTGATTGATTTACAAACGCAATATCACCAGGATATGTTAATGTATATCTTGGTTGGTCATCGGTACCGTTATTTTCAACAAAAACTTGTGGCCAAGGGTATACAGGTTGTTGGGAATTATCTATAAATTCTTGACTAGCGTTTGCTGTTAACGGAACGTAGTTGACATCATCAGGACTTTTTATAGAAGTACTATTGTTATTTAAAACAACATTTTTTCTCACAGGGTCTTGTCTAACAGAATATGCCTGAATATGAACATCATCCATCAATCTGATAAACGCCTCTGTTGATGCCATAATCACCGCACTAATATTTCTAACTGTAGGTCTAAATCCAATTCCAGTATCAGCTCTTTCTACTTTATCAGCCAATTCAGCACTTAATTTGGTTTCCAATTCAGTAACTTTAGCGTCAATTTGAGATTCCATACTTTTTATTATGGTGTCAAATCTATTGGCACCAACAAAAACATAAAAGTTTTTCTTAACTTCTTTCAATCCTTCGGGTGTCGCCTCTACCACTACACTAAAATATTGTTCAGCACTTTTTACAATAAATGCACTAATTTCTTCAGGTGTTGGGTATTTTATCGAGGTTCTGTCTATAAATGTTTTTTCCCAATCAATATTATCCAATTGAAAGTTTTCAATATAAATCGAAGGAGTTATTGGGTTTGGTATCTTAAAGTTTTGTTTTGCTTCAGCACCAAACGTACCGTTTTGTGCCAACTTAGTATTGTATGTTTGTGTAATAGCACTTAACTCACTTTGAGCGGTAACTCTTTGTGATTGTGTTAGATTCTTTTTGAAGACATAAGCATACTGACCATCCTTTAAAACAAATGGTTTTGGGTCCAAAAATGTTGTAAACCAAGAATTTTTGGCGTCTCTGACACTTTTATAATATTGGTTAAGTGTTTTTTTATAAGATGTCGCATCCGTAATCGGCTGCATATCAACTTTCCTATATGAATTAATAATGTTCTGTTCAAATTGTTGTAATTTGTAACCTAATTCCATTATTGTTAGTTCAGGAAAATTCTTATCAATTAAACCTTTGGCTTTGTATTCAGAGTAAACTTCGTGCATTTTTTGTCTACCCCTCTCATTAACTCGAGTAACACTCAGGTTGTTTTGAGATTGAGCATTTGACGGAATATTCTGACCCGCATTGTTCGCCGAATTATCATCTGCAGACTCTGTTTCAACAATAGAGTTTGTGTATGTAAATGTTTTAGAATACATATGGGGTAATGCAATCAAATGCCCCATCTGAATTTCATTTAAAATGTTATATTTGTATCCGTAAAATTTACAACTAACTTGGTAGTTACCACTCATTGTATTAAATCTCGCCTCAAATGTGTGTAGATTTAATTGGTATCTAACCGCCTGTCCATAGTAACCCTTAAGTGTTAAATAAAATGGTGGATATGGTAAATGAAAGAAGGCTGCATATGGTGACTGTTCTCCTTGTTCAAATAATGCTTTACCTCTAACATCTTCAAATTCAATCGATACTTCAGGTATAAAAGATGTTTTGGTGATTACCGAAATACTTGTAATACCTAACAACCCGGGGTCTATAGTCCTACCATTCTTGTCCGTAACTGTTGAACCTCGGTAAACTTTTCTCCCATACTCTTCTACAACCTCTTCAGACCTTTGGAGTCTTGCTTTACCTTGATTTGAATTTAAACCTGTTAAATCATCGTAGTAACCCGTATTCATAAACTGGTCACTGTTTGGTTTTAAAAAGTTAATAGATGCAATGGATATTGTTTCGGTTTGTGTCGTTGGGGATGCCCCTACGTTTAACCTTGTTCTTGGTAGTAGTTCACACTCTAAGTTGGCATACATTACCAAATTTTCGTGGTCAACTAATCTTTCTTCAATTACTGTTTGACCGTTTACACCACCACGCACAACTTTGTTAGGGTCAACAACAATGATATTGTCAAATGACTCTGCATAAATACTACCTGAATTATCCCCAAAAGAATTACCTGCCATAATAATAGAAATACGTGTCTACTGCGGATTTATAATCTTGTAAAGATGTTATCAAAGGATATGGGACAGTTAATATTGCGCCATCAAATATGTTATTTTCTAAACCACCAAATTGAGGATTGGCTTGTAATATTAACCAACCAAAGAATGGGGTTCCATAATATTCCTGAGAGACCTTATCAAGTCTACTTCTTCCAACTTTATAAATGTATACTTTATCGGATGGTTTTGGTGAAATATTGACAAAGGGAACAACTGTTTGTTGTCCGTTTATCAAAAATTGGTTATATCTATTATAATACTGAAGTGCCATTTTATAATAATTGAACTTTACCGATTACAACATCTGTTGTTATTTCTGTTGACCATACTGTCTTATTAGTATCCGAATTATTTTTCAAACCTAAAGACTTAATTAAATCTATTTGTGGTGGAACAGGTAATGTGTTTATAGTATATGTAAATAATCTACCTTTATTTATATCATTATATGGTGTGTAAATAACATATTTCTTTAACGGACCCGTTGCTAATCCATCCAAGAAAGTAGTTGCCGCATTATTTTCGTAATTGTAAATTGTCTTAATTGGTGTTTCGCTTGAGGGTCTTGGTCCTATCCAATAAGCGTCAAATTGTTCCCCAAAGTTAGTCGCCTGATTTCCAATAATAGTTGGATTGTTTAATATGTTAGCAATTAACGCATCTTTAAATGATTGATATAAATTAGAATCAGTAACATCTTTATTCAAAATAAAATACTGTCTTCTGTTAGAATCATTCTCCCAAAATTCAGGGTATTTTAACAATGTTATTGGTTCAAAAACCGAACCACTATCATAGTTTTCAGTATCACCAACAGATGGTATTAAAGATGATTCATATTGTTGATTATCAAACGTAAACTCTTCAGTATTTTCAATATCAAGTGTGAATTGGAAAAGACTGTCGGTTATTGTTGTCAAATCATCAGTTAATTCATTGTAAGTAGATTTTGTCGCCCCCGCATAATTTGCAGATACTTTATCCGTACCTTCTATCTCATAAACAACAATGTTACCATTAGACTCTTTAAATCCATCAGTACCATCTTTTAAGTTAGGGTATGTAATAACATTAGTCCTATTTAATTGTTGGATGTAAGAAGTTTGTGTGTTAACTAATTCGTTAATTATTGATGTTAAAGCATTTTGGAAACCACTTTGTTTATTTCTAATAAAACTAATATAATTCTCTTTCAATTGCCTAATTGATTTGTTAGAGAAGTTTTTGGTTGGATTACTCATCCAAAGCATAAACCCTTCAAGATTATCATCAATATCATTTATAAATTTAGAGAAAACAGAATCAACTGATTGTTGGATTGTTGATGGTTTACCAAAGATATACTTTTGTTCAATATTGTAATAAAAATCTCCATATTGATAATTTCTATTGTAAGCAATAATTTGTCTAACAGCATTATTATATTGTTTCAAAATATCCTTATTTTTATTTAATACTGTTGTAAAATAATTTTGTGTTGACCCAACAAACTGCGTCATAAATTGTTGATAATCAATTGTACCTGTCGTCTCATTTTCACCAATTTCGGTTGTTAAAACTTTACCAATAGTCTCAGCGTTTGACTCAGTTTGTTCATCTTCAGTATCAGTTACTACAGGTGGTGGAACTTCAATACCTAAGTTTTTGATAAACTGTTGGTCTAAAATTTTATAACTATCATCAGTGGCGTCTGCTCTGTCGTCATAAATTTCAGTATTAGCGTAGAAGTTAAATGACAACGCATTTTGTAATTTATCAACCGCCGTTTTTAATCCTTGTCCACCAACAAAATTGAATGATAATTGAATTTTAGCAATCATAGGTTGGACACCAATACCTTCAGGATTTAAATCTAATTGCTCATATGAAATACCTAAAGAATTTGGTATAATTTTAGAATGGTAGAAATCCCCAACTCTTAATATTAAGACAGGTGGCGCGCCAAACGCAGTGTTTACAGCATTATTGTATTCTAACGATGATGACCCGTCAGTAGCGTTTTTAACCGTAGGTATTGTATCACCAGGTCTCATACACTGTTGTAAGAATGTTAGTCTACCGTTTAAACCTTCAGGTGTTATTGAATGGAATGCAGGGTGAAAGAATTTTAATTTATCTCTAAGGTTGTCATAAACCATAGGGGTTTCTTGTCTAATCAATTCAAAATAGTCACACTCAGATAATAATTTTCTTAAAACTCTTTTAGTGATATTATCTCTAAGACTTGTTGTTGTTTCAACAACTTGTTCTACAGTTGTTTTGGTTGAAACCTCTGTTGATATCTGTGATTGATATTTTGGTGATGATTGGTCAATAATTGGTGGTGTTTTTGGTACACTTGGGATATTGACATTAAGATTGAATTTAACCCTTCTACAAGACATCGCATTTACACTATAGATGGCTTCAGGTCTTGATAATCTATCAGCATCCAAATTAGCACAATTAAATGTCTCAAATTTCATATTATTTTGACCAACAGGTTGTACAGTTGTATTTTCACCTTTCGGTATTAATACTAAAGTTAATTGTTTTGTTACGTCAATAGCATTTGCCAATTGTCCAATAGAACGGATGTATTGAACAACAGAATCCAATCTTCTTTGGGATAGAGCGTCGTTATAATTTACGGTTTGTGGTTTTGACGCACTACCTTCTAATATTAACTCAACTTTTGCGTCAGGATTAATTTTTAAAGTTTCATCTAACTTATACAACATCTCCTGTAGTTTATTCTTATTAAACTCAATAACACTTGGGAAGAAGTTGTTTACCGCAGATGGGTTGGCACTATCTCTGTCATAAATTGCTCTCGTATTAGCGTTTGTATAAACAGAATAATAACTAGTATAATTTTCAACAGTTTGGTCTTTAAGTGGGTAATCGTTTTCAAAATACAAACCATAATTGTTAAAACTTTCCAAGTAAGTTTTAGTTTGGTCCGTATTGTTTGCCGTTTGTGACCCAATATTAGTATTACCACCACCAGGAGTTCCATTCGCCCCTGTTGACCCATCACCTGTTTGTACCGTATTAACAAGATATCTTATCTCTTCAGTTGTAACATTTTTACTTTGGATTTTTTGTTGAATTTCAAATAAATCTTGTGTGTTGAATTGGTAGTATTTTTCAGCCAACTCATATAAGTCATATTTTTTACAACCTGCAAAGAACGAATCTAACAACCCTTGAACTCTTTCTCTTGACTGTTCATTAGCTAATACTCGATTAACAATTAAGTTTAACACTGATGGGTGGTCGACAACAATTTGCCATTGTAGACTTCCAGTTCTTGATGTGTTGTTATATGTGTATACAGGTTCTACTCTACCAATAAAGTCAGTTGGTTTAAAGTTGGCTTGTACTTGCTCACTAAACTCTAAACCATAAGGTGGGAACCACATAACTCGACCACCATTAGGTCCTCTCTCACACACAGGTAAATCTTGAACACTTAAACCAGGTCTGTTTGATGTTCTCCAAGCTAAGTTTTCAATAGAGAACATATATTTTTTAGCACCTTCAGGTGTGATATTTGTAGAGTCATTACCCTTCATTGGAGCAATGTTTAAGTTGTATGTATTGTCTAAAACAGAGTATGCAAACTTTCTACCTGAGGTTGTAATACCATCTTGTTTTTGTAAATCATTGTATTGTAAATAAGGAGTATCTTTTTGGAAAACTCTACAATATTCCGCACCTCTTTCTTGTCCAGTTGCGCCAACATATCTAATAACTCTTGAACCTTTTGTAAGTTCTTTGTAACCATCATTAAAGACTTTAGATACTTGGTCAATAGCGTTTCCTACGTGTTGTAGTCTTCTACCACCTCTTGGTTGGGAATCAATAAGTCTTTGAGTTTGGTCTAAAATAGAACCATCCCTAAAATCATTATTAGTTGATTCTGTGTTCTGATAACCTAATGACGGGAAGTCAGGGTCATCAGCAATTATTTCACCACCTATACCAACTTTTTTACCAGCGTTACCTCTATACTTAGGTGACACCCAAGTAAATCCTCCTAATATATCACCACCACTACTGTATGTCGGTCCGTTAGCCCCCAACTTAACAGCCTTACTCGGTCCTTCATATAACTGAGCGAGTTCTTGTGGACCATATACAGGTGCAGATATTTCTCTACCAAATTGGTCAACAGGTAAATCACCAGATGGTGAAAAAATATCACCAGGTTCAGACTTAGGTGAACCAATATAATAATTCGAATCATCTTCTGTTCCACCAACTAAACCACCTCTTAACCTATCAAAGAATGTTCTGTTGTATCCTGGCTTATATCTGTTGTAATCTAAATTACCAAATAATAAATTTTTTGTTCCTGTTCCTGTATTTTCTAAAAACAACACTGAACCCGATTTAGGTGACCCTAATAATCTACCAAAAAATCTACCTAAACCTGAAAATAAATTAGCTTGGGAATATGCCCCCGCCAATTGTTGTGTTGTAAACCCTTGTTTAGAATTAATTGATGGGTCCCAATATGAACCAGGTATAATTGAGTATGGGGCATAAGTCCCTGAAATCCTAGCAATAAAATCGGCCGCAGCACCTAAAACAGTTCCACCAACAGTAATTTTGTATACAGGTTCTAATATGGGTGTTCTACCCATTATTATATTCAATATACCTGTACCACCAGCAGCATTTAATATGTTTATACGGTCTAAAGTATTTTGTCTAATACCATCAGCAATTCGTTGTTCAAAACCATCTTTAAGTCTACGAGCACCTAATTGTGCAATAAACGAGTCTTGACTCAACAACCCATCACTACCTTGTGGGTCATTTCTTAAAAGGATTGAAGATGGTGAGTAAAAAGACGAAACAAATGTTGGGTATGGTTGATTGTTATAATACTTTTGTCCAGCTAAACTTGGGCTAACCGTATCAAAACTATCAAAAAACGGAGCAGAATCTAAAACCGCGTTTGAATTATTACCAAAAACATTTAATGGTTTCCAAGCAGGTGCAACACCGGGAAATCCTACCTGAGCAGCTTGTGGTCCTTCATCAACTAAATCAGCATCTTGGAATCCATATTCACCCTCATTTGAATTAGTATTGTTTAAGGTATTTGGATTGGCAACTTGTGTATAACCCCCATCAGCACCATATTGATTTAATGGATATAAATCGTTTGCAAAAACAGGAGTATCAATTAAAGCATCGTTACTATCTACGGGTGATAAGTCTCTTTGTATAACTTCATAGTTCTGTGGAGGACTAAAAGCATAAGACTTTTTATATGGCACGAGATTCCTTACTACTAATTTTTTTCTAAAAACTTCTGAGCTAGGAAAATCTAATGGACTTGGCATCTTATTTTATTTAATAAATAGAAACTATACTATTTTTTTATTGGTTTTTAACAATCGCTCTATTACCACTTTCAATAACTTGTTGGTAGATTTTGTTTTTAAACTCTGTTGAGTTTAGTATATCTTCAAATTCTTTTCTTGTCATTCCTGGAGATGTTTCAACTTGAAACTTAACAGTACCATTCATAGACACATCTTGTTGGATTTTAACATTTTTTTCCTTCAATCCAACACTATCCTGTATCATTTTAATAGTTTTATTATACATTCCTTCAATCTCACTCTTAGGTTTGTTATCTCCCAAGTTAGCTAAGAATGTTTTCATCATTTCAGCTGACTTATCTTTAGTACCTTCATAAGCACTTTCAATAGCACTTAACGCTTCATCGATACTTTTAGCGTCTTTTTTCTGAGCCGCGTTATAAACCAAAGACCTAATATCATCACCGACACCTTCAAACATTTTTCTAATGTCTTGGGAACTACCCATAGCACTAAAAGACGCCCCTTGCACGTCTTCTCCAACTCTTCTAAAACCTTCTAAGTTTCTAAATACTGAGGTTTGTCCAACAAGAGAAGCTGCTAATCCATCTGCCATAGATTTCAAATAATTAGTTTGAAGTTCGTCAAAAGATAATTGTTTTAAGGCGATTTCCTCCATAGTTTTTGGAGTATCTTCTTGTTGTTTTACAAGTTTTTCAAACTGTCCCTGAGATAGTTCTGAAAGTTTCTTATATCCTTCCTCATCAGATACTTTAACAATATATTCACCACCCTCATCTCTTTTAGCTAAATTAGCGACTAAAGTCTTATCTTCATCAGATGCGTCAATACTAAAACTTATATCAGCTAAACGAGTATCTAAATCTAACGCAGCAATTGCAGCTTTTTTCAAGTTTTCTGCCCCCAATCCAGTTTCTTGACCAATTTCCTTTAACATTCTTAACCCATATGGATTAATTTCAAATCTCTGCGTTTCTTCGTTGAACTGAGCATATGTTTTGGCCATATTGATAATACTATCTTGTAGTTTACCAGGGTCATTAATCGAAGCATCCATTAATGCAAACGGGTCAACCAAAGTCCCCATTGTTACACCAAGTCTTTGAAATGTTGACGCCATTTTTATTGCCCCCTCAGGGTCCATAACTGAGTCCGCGAATTCAGCCGTCTTATTCATATCATACCTCAACATAGACGCTTGAGCCGCCATTTTTGTTAAACCCATAACACCATCTTGGAAATTAAATCGGTTCATCATATCCATATTCTCTACAACGTCCTTCATAATTTCCCTAGCATTTAACCCTAAACTTTGGATATAACTTATACTATCAACGGTTCGTTCAGCGATTAAAGACGCTTCCATACCAGCTTTACCAAAAGATTCTGTAAGGTTTTGAACTTCTGTATCAAGGTATTTACCAGCGGCATAAAGTTCTGTGATTGTTTCGGTAGTGGCAATCATATTTCTTCGAGACCCTTCAGCGACTTGGGCAATTACCCTACCAGCATCAGCTGCGGTACCACCAAGTCTTGTAACCTCTCTTACACTATCAGCAACACTTGTCGAAAACTCTGTAACCCTTGTTCTTGATTCACCAAAAGCGTTATTGGTTTTTGTAACAGCATCACTAATTTGGTTGAAAATATCAGCGGAAGTTTTTAAAGGTTTAAAAAACTTTTCTAAATTTTCAAATAATTCATCCATTTGACCCATAGCGATTCTTTTTTTCTATAAATAGGACTACTTTGATTTTATGGTTTTTGATTATCCTCAATCCACTTATTTAAAAGATATTTTCTGTAAAAAATGGGCATAGACAAAAACTCCCCCCATCCTATATGAAGAAGTTTTGCCATATAATAAAATTCGTCTAATTGAGTTTGCCTATGTTCAGAAGAAAGGGCGAAAAAATTCAACCCCAAACCCAACATTCACTGTGAGCTTTTCTCCTGACGGGGCTATAACGACGCGACTTAAGTCTAATTTGGGTTCATTGTCATCCATAAATTTCTTTATGAATTTTGAGTCTGCTAAAGGCATTTGTTCTGAGAACTTAGCAATTTCACCTTTATCAGTATTTCCATCCACTGAGACAATTTCTCTTTGGAGTCTTAAAGTTCTTCTTGGTGCGATTCTACCTTGGGGGTATGTATTTAACTGATTTGTTAATTCGATTGATTGTCCGAATGTAAGTGGTCTTAATTTAACATTTTTTCCTGACATTGGTAACATAACGGTCCAAGTTCCATCTTCATCGGGAGACTTTCCTTTATTGATATCCAATTCACTCAAATCAACATTTGTTTTGAATGGGTTACCTGTTTTTGGGTCAGTTACCGTAATTTCCATATCAGAACCAAAAGATGTATTACGTAAGAAAATTAAAATCGCTTCAACATCACCTTCCATTAATTCTTCAGGTCTAAGACCTGGTTCATAAATTTTGGCTCTTAATAGATTCAATGTCATATCTCTACCACCAGCCATAAGAATATTTTCATCTGCAGCTGTTAGGTATCCGACTTTTACACTGTCTTTTTTATTTTTGTAAAAAATTCCTTTTGATGGTAGCGGTACCACATCGTGTGGTAATGAAAATTCCATCTGTCCATATTGTGCTGATTCATCCATAATAAAAAACCGTAGAGTTTAGCTCTACGGTTAAATATAAATTGAAAAAAAAGTAAATAAACAATTCTTAATAAATTAACACACAACGGTCCATTCTAAGTGTTGTTGCAATGGTTGCTAATCCATCCTGACTGTAATTCAACTGGTTAAAGTTAACATCACTTAAGAATGTTCCATATAATATCCATTTTTCTACTACAACACCTGTTGGGTCTCAAGGTCGACATCTTTTTTGTAACCCGCAGCATAACCCATACGACCAGTTACTGATTCCGCACATAAACGAACCCATTCCATCATAGCTTGTGCGGCTGAAGGTCCAATTGGGTCACGGAATGTTACCGGAATTGTCTGCCAGTTAAATCTACCCGCAACGAATGTAGATGTATTTAAAAACGGTATTTCAACCGGATTAATTGTAATGTGTGGTCGAGCAGCGCTCTCAACAAACCATTCGTTGATACCCAAAGATGATGGGAACCTTAGAATGAATCGGTTCATTCTTTTAGGTTCGTAAGGTATCGGCATTTTCATTAATAAATCAGCCATTGTTCTTTGTTTCTTTTACTTTGTTAATTTATCTATAAATATACAATTTGTAGTTTTTTTACCTATTGACTTTTAAAGGTTAATTTTCTACTATTGCATTGTATCTAGTTCTAGTTTCCAGTTTATTTAATATTGCTTTTTAATTCCTCCAGCTGTTGAATAAGTAGTTAATCCTTCTTCTTTGTCTTTAAAATATCCTTTAATTGCTTCTAGGTTTTTTAAATCATCATCGGAAAACCCTATTTTAGGTTCAGCAGGAATAAATTTATTTGCAATGTCTTTTTTGAGGGTCGCCCTACCTTTAAGTAAAGAAGCCATCGATTTAATATAATAAATAAAATCTTCTAAAGCTTTTATTTTTGCTTGTTCAGGGTTTTGAGCTCCTGACGCATCACCAAAACTTACAGGGTTATAACGATTCATTTCTAAATATGAACGTATAAGTTGTGTATCAGTCATTTTTTCTTCACCCGCAAACTCACGATATTTTCTTAAGTTCTTTAAAAGTTTTTCCTTATCTATACCCTGATAATTGTTTATGATGTAGTTGAAAACTCCCTCTTTAATTGTGTTCGGGTTATGACCTCTTGCGGTGATTATCGCAAAAATGGACCCGTTGTTAACCGCTTCTACAAAGTCATCCCAAGCAGGACCTGGTTTAGCTCTCATAGCATCTATTAAAAACTGTCCATCACCAGGTGTTCTGAAGTTTCTAAATGGGTCATCAGAAAATCCTACAATAGTCTCACCCTTGTAATCGAATTTTTCTTTTCCTATTTTACTTCTGTATTCGGCGAAATCATCTGTAGACATTTCTACATCATCACCATCTTCACTCTGTAAAATAATTTTAGTTGGCATATGGACAATGTTATCATCCCAGTCAAAAGCGTAATACTTAAGGTCTGGTGTCCCGTGTTTTGATATACCTTCTTTAAATTCTCTTTTCATATTGGCAAAAAGTGGGGTGATTAACCCCACTTATAATTAGTAGTTTATTAGATATTTTCAAACGAAGCTCCTGTTGGAGTAATGAAGAATTCGATATCGATGAATTCAAGTGCCTTCGTTGGTTTTAAGTAAATTTTACCTGTTAATGTATTTCTGTCTAAATCTTCAGGTGAAGAACTTACTGTTACACGGAAGTCGTAAAGACCTCTATCTCTTCTGATTGAATCCAAGATTGGGTTTACAGAATCCAAGAATTGTTGTCTTACGATTTCGTCGTTTTGTTCAAACAATAATCTTACAGCTACCGCTGAAATCAACTTACGAGCTTGTAGTAACAATCTTCTTACGTTCAATCTGTTCAATGCTGAATCAGAAACTTGTAGAGTTTTGTTACCCCAAATTACTGTTCCTACGTCTGCGAAAGTTGCGATAGGGTTGATACGACCTTGGTAAAGAGTATCTCTATCTTCTTGAGTTAGTTTTAATCTTGCTTTGATTGAGTTTACAAGACCTCTTGTGTAACCCGCAGATGCGAACCAAGGGAATGAAATGTTATCAGTCAATGCTAAGTTTCTACAAACTTCACCTGTTGGGGGTAGATAGATTTGAGTGTTGTTAACAGTATCTCTTGTTAAAATCCAAGGATAGAACGTTGC